TCATAGTTGTGTTTAAGAACTTTGAAATTTACATACTTTCGATGTTCAAAGAAATCGCCAAGGTGCAATATCTTCTTTATATCATGCTCAAGTAAGTATGGAAAGAATACATTCTTATAGAATCTTTCTGAATAATCAAGAAAGAGATCCGATCCATTACGCACACCGGCATGTGTATCGTTAATTACTGCTAATTTCATATTACTAGATAATATAGAATTTTTCAAAAGAGTCAATGACTTTCTTCTTAGCCCTCGATTTCCTCTTTATCTCTTTACCAAATTCTTTTATCTTATTATCTTTATACCGATGCATCTGGCTCTTATATCGAACCTGTTCTACAATTGAATTCGAATCACAATTGTCATTAAAGTCTGCAAAAGCGTCGGCTCCTGCATAGTCAATATATCGTTCTTTAATATCCTGTTGTTTCTTTTCCTTTGCAATTCTTCGAAGGAATGCATAGTAAGAGATTTGTGTAAAGTATGCAAAGGCATTTGGTAGACCTGTTCTTGTTGCCTTCTTTATATCATAATTCATGATAGCCTTGATACAATTCTCTACTGCATCCATTACCATCTCTTCACGATATGTATATGAATAGAAATTTGGTTTATGTGATAATCCTTCTGCTATCTTTAGAAAACATGAACCAATATATTCAGTAACAACGGGTTCATTCTTTTCAGCTTCTCTTGCTTCATTCACTGTATTGACATAATCAACTACTGATTGAGAGAACTCTTTATTGTTTACATAGTGCTGTTTTGCTCGTTTCATGATATACTATAATATAGATTATATTTAATTTGTCAATACTTATTTCATGTCTGACATAATAGGAAAGAAATACTCTAATTGTTTTCTGGTTTCCAGTCCCATCTTTTATTAGATTTCTTCAAATCTTTTTCAACAAGATTATCGAAGATATCTATATTACTCTTAAAGAAGTTTTCCATTATATTATCTTTACTATCTTGTTCTCTTTTATGTAGTAAAACATATTTAAGATAATGTGATTTCAATTCGAATGTGGCTTCACAACGAGTAATAATATTATTAGAGTTAAGTTCTGTTATATCATATACAGATGTTATGTTCCATTCTGTAATATGGTATCCATCCTCAGTATATACTATTTGACCGGGAACCGTAATAAAAATGATTTGACCCACATTTGCATCTTCTTCCATTTCTAATTCTTCAGCCACAATGTAACTGCCATCGGTAAGACGATATGTGTAGATATCAGTTTCCATTAATTTTTCTAGCATTTCTTTCATGATATACTCATCTATATTTATAGTAATGGAACTTCGTATATTTGATAATCAAATTTCTCTTTGTTGTAAATCTTAACTCTTTCTACTGCATGATTCAAAGTGTAATTCTTTCTTCTTTTCCATGATATGTCATCGGCTATATCATACACAACTGTGCCTTGTCCATTCTCACTCTTTCTCAATCCTCTACCAATAGATTGAAGAACTCTTATTTGTGATTTAGATGGTGATGCAAATATAATATTATGAAGATTCTTAATATTAATTCCTGTACTAAATGTTCCACTTGATGCCACTATAATTGCACCATTTTCTTTTTCTGTTAATGTTCTAATCTTTTCTCTCTCTTCTGCATTTACAGAACCCGATACAAAGAATACTTTTCTTTTTCCGGCTCTATCTCTTATCTGTTTGAAAAGAGGTTCTCCATGCTTTTTTACTAAATTATAAAGAACAAGTGTATTACCAGTTTGATCAAGTGCTAGATTAGTGATGAATCTATTGCGTTGTTCATGTGCAACAATAAAACTTATTTCATCGGCATAAGTCTGTTTACCAAATCCCTTACGTGTCAGATCATTGTATTTAAGTACAAGTGCTTTTATTTTTAAGTCTGCTAATGTATCTGATTCAATTAGAGATTGTGTGGTTGTAACTTTATAAACTGGACCGAAATTACCTGTAAGAGTCAATTCATTTACTTGACCACCATCTAATGTACCAGTCGTACCAATTCTCATTTCAGCATTTGAAAGTCTGGACATAATTGTAGTAAGAGACTTAGCTTTAAATGTATGAGCCTCATCTCCAATCACACATCCAAACTGTTCGAACCAAATGGGTGGCAATTTAATTGCACTCTGCCATGTAGTGATTACAACGGATTGTTCGAATGTCTTTTCCTTGCCTGAATAAATTCTATGTACATCTTCTTCTACATCAAAGTCAGAGTCATCACTTGAATAGTCAGCAAAGTCTTTATACATCTGTTCTACCAATGAAGTTGTTGGTACAATGATTATAACCTTTTTATCAAAATCCTCTCGTAAGAAATATCGAATCAGCATATAGATGATAAGAGATTTACCCGATCCTGTTGGAGATACTAAAATACCCTTCCCATTATCAGTAGCAAACTCAAATGCTTTTTTCTGATAATCTCTAACTTCAATAGCAGACCCACCACTGCAAAGAGATAGATCATTAATGAAATCTTCGTTGTAAGAGAATCTATTATGTATATCTGGATCAAGGTTGATCTGATAGTTTCTATCATTAGCAAACTGAAGAACTTCACTTAATAGACCAGATGGTATGGTACTATTCATGCGATTATAGAGACGAACTTTTCCATCCCACATTTTATTACGATACGCTGGCATAAATTTATATCCCGGCGCCATAAAAGTAAAGAACTCACTTAGTTCCATTGTTATACCAGAATCATCACTCGTTATATACAAGGTTGCCTCGTTCTTCTTCTCTATAATGATATTACTCATAATATTATTTCATCTTTCTTAAAGAAAAATCAATATGGTCTTGACATACACTTGAATTCTTTTTATAATTGGTTTAGTCAAATCAATACAGAACAGAGATGATTATGTTCAATATGACAAGATTACTTAACTAACAATTAATAAGAATAAAGATTCTTTCAACGGCTCTACGAGATACATTAAATTACATTCCAGATGTAAACTTCTTGAACTCAATAATATTTTTAATGTGTGAGTGTCTCCATCGAATGTTATTCATTATCTCTTCAAGAGAACTTGTGATGGCTTTTTGATATTCGATGCCTGACTTGATCTTCACGATATCCGAGTCAGTACTATAATACATTTCCATTTCGGATTTAAGAGGCTTAGTCATACCTTGGAATGGATCATATGCCCATCCTCTTTTATCCATTTCAGCTTGAGTCATTTTTCCAGTATAATAAAGCCACTTATCTTTCTTTACATTCTCTAACTCCATTTCTTTTTTCTTTAACTGCAATTTAGACAGTGTAAAGATTTCAAGATATTTTGCATGTAGTTTAGATGTTTCAACTGTTACATCATCTAAAGCATTCTCATCGATTACAGCATCTTTCTTCCAAGATTCTAAAATATCATTTAAACTCATCATAATATAAATTTATTTATAAGATTTTAAAATAATCATATCTGAATGTAATATCAGACTGTAAGTATTCAATGTCGGTAGATTGTGTATTGAACTCTAATCCGCCAATTGATGTTGGAAATAGATTAGTGAACTGAATCTCATTGTTTTTAAGATTATGATTAGTTAAGATTGCGAGTGTGGCATCATATACAACTGGATCATTTGTATCCCTGTGTTTCATTACCCATTCATAAAGTTCTTTATAAACTTTCATGTCTTCATCCATTGCAATACGAATTGAGAAATCATCAAATGTCACATCACCTGAAATGTAGCCCTTGTATTGTCCGCTAGAAACATCTATCTGACCAAGTGATATACTTGGAAGTGTCACACTTGTTGCAAAGTATTCAAGGTTGGCAAGACTGTTACGATTAATGACGAGCTTAAACCCAGTTGGAGAAAGAAAATTATAGTTATCTGTTAGATTACTCATGTAGTTATTTATAAGCAAAAAAAGGGGCCCCTTTCGAGACCCCTTTAAATTTTGTAATGATTAAATAATCAATTATCCACCGACATTGATGTTCGAAACAGCAAAGTTACGGAAGTATGGATTCAGATTATCACTACCAACTGTACCACTGGTAGCAGACTCAACGAATGGATTCTTAACCATTCCATAACGAGTCTTGAAACCAATCTTAGGTTGGAATGTGCTTTCATCAACCGCGCGTACCATTGTGAGTGGTACGTATGGGCAGTAGAAGAGACCGGCATCATATGGATTTGATCCACGGAAACCAACTGTTACATAGTCTGAAGCTGCATAAGGATCAACATATACTTTCATGCGACCATTAAGTACACCGGCAAATGTATTACCAGTAGCGTCCACTTGTAGATTAGTTGCAAGTGCTGGTGCATAATCGAGTGTTCCTGCGGCTGCAAGAGCAGATGCTACATTAGCGGCACAGATAATGAAATTACCTTTACCACGGCGTGTTTGAACCGCAATTGCATTAGCTTCTTGTTCGATTTGGAAGATCAAGCTCTTGAATTTTTCAACAGCCCAGCGTCCATCGGCATCAGCGTTTAGATCGAAGGGTCCACCATCAAATCCAGGCTTAGCTTTATCATTGATTGTGTTGATAACTTCACGATTGATTTCAGCAAGGATTTCAGTCGAAAGAATGTTAGCGAGTTCAGACTCAGCGTCTAAACCGTGAACACTCTTAAGGTCTTGAGCAAGCTCCATTGTGTATTCAGCTTTAAGACCACGAGTCTTAGCTTCAACAGTAGCTTTTTCAATTGTGAAACCCATGTCACCGAAGTCTGTACCACCATTACCTAGTGCTTCACCTGCAGCTGTAGTAACTGGACCGGAGAATGCTGTATCAGGAACATCAATACCAAGTGCTTCGGGGTCAAGTGTTGTGACACCAGTTTGACTTGGGCTAGATGTTAGATCATTGTAACGAGCCTTCATTGCGAAGATGAGACCAGTTGGACCAGACATTGGCTGGACACCTGCTACATCATAAGCGATGAGATTTGGCATTGCACGACGTACAAGAGAGATAAGAACTGGATCGAACTTATCAACTGCAGAAGTTGTTACATTGTTTTCATTAAGGAAACCGGCTTGTGATTTTTC